CCCAGACTCCCCTGCCGCATTAACGGCTTTCATAATCACTGTATACGCGGTTCCGTTAGTCAATCCCGAAATAACGATAGGACTGGAAGTTGTTCCTGCGCTCGTAAAAGTTGCGCCGCTATCAATCGAATACTTGTAATTAGTGATCGCAGATCCGTTTGCCGCTCCGGCACTAAACGCTACAGAAACTTGACCGGAAACACCTGTCCCCGAAACAGATAAACTGGTGGGAGTAGCAGGATTGGTGTATGGCGTAACCGATCCAGATGCCGTCGATGCCCCAGACTCCCCTGCCGCATTAACGGCTTTCATAATCACTGTATACGCGGTTCCGTTAGTCAATCCCGAAATAACGATAGGACTGGAAGTTGTTCCTGCACTCGTAAAAGTTGCGCCGCTATCAATCGAATACTTGTAATTAGTGATCGCAGATCCGTTTGCCGCTCCGGCACTAAACGCTACAGAAACTTGACCAGAAACACCTGTCCCCGAAACAGATAAACCAGTAGGAGCTGATGGTTGTGGTGGTGGTGGAGCTGCTATTGATAACGATCCGCTAATAAAAATCCAACTATCATTACTTGGAGCAATGGTTTGTCCAACCTGCCAAGAAGTCCACCACGCCGACCCCATAAATCCGTAATTTCCATATATAGAGTTATCTGCGCATAAAATCGAAATTGACGACTCGCAATCTATAAAACCAATTATAGGACTTGATAATGACATAGGAATTTGCCTAAATGAATTAATATTACTAGGATATGTGTTGTATGTGGGGTCTATCCCCATACCTCCATTCGAATTATCGCCAATTCCATACAAAATTCCACTTGTTGATAATATATACTGCCTAGTGCCATTACATGATATACTTGCTATCGTTACTCCATTGGGTACCACAGATGTTGCATCTTTTATAGGATTCCACCAAGCATTTGGAAATAAACCAGTATTACTTAATTGTTGATTATTATTTGCTCCACCCATGTATAACTTTTTGGAACCAGCCGCATTTTCATATATTATCATAATATTATCACCCCCAGCAGATAGATGTGTTGGATAATAATCACCGGTACTTCCCGGAAACGCCAAGTTGCCTGCAGACCCAGCCCCAAATCCTATTATACGATTTACTCCATTAATATCTTTATAAATAATAACTGTGTCCTCATGACTACAATCAAACTCTACTATTCCTGTATTTGTAGGTAATATTGCCGGATTTGATGTAAATGTTAAAACGTTTGCACTATTATTTATAGTACCATCACCTAATTGTCCCCCCCACCAGGGTTCACCACTATACACAGTGTTTCTACCAATACCATACATAGTACCATCTGTAAATAAAACCATTATGTAACTCCATCCACATCTCATTTGAACTGGGGTTTTTGGAACACCATTAGTAGTAGGCACGTTAGATATAGGTGTAAAATAATAATTTAATACCGACCCGTCAAATGTAAAACCATATAATATATTATCCGACCCTATAACATATGTAGTTGTACGTCCGAGTGAAATTGAACCAATACTTTTTGCAGTAATTCCAGTTGGTAAATAACAATTAAAACGTAAATCGTTAGTAAAAAATGGAGCACCATTTTTAATCCAAACATTTGACCTTGACCCATAAAATGTATATGGATATAACAAAATATCCGCATTGAAATAAACGTCCCGAATATTCACACCATCCGATTCCATAATCCAATTGGCGCCGCTAGTAATATTTCCAGTTATATCAGTCGAAGCCTGGATAAGTATTTCATGACGATAATCCAATGCATTAAATACATATTGCCATGATAAGTTTGAGTACAATGAGCATGCGAAAAAATCCAATGTTTTCATAGAATATATATTTACCAAATCGCCTAAAAATGCAGAAAATTCAGACCAAGATGATAAAGTGGGATCAGTAGCCTCGACATCTGCCAATATAGACGGAACGAGTTGACTCGACAATAATTTAAATGTTGGACCCGTAGCAAATGATTCATCAAAAACAAGCCCGACCTCGCTAAATGATGAAATATTCAACAACGCAATTTTCTCCAATAACGATGCATAAGTATCATTTACAGGATCATAGAGTAAAAAAGATACATTTGGTAAACATGCTTTTTCCAAATCACTGGTAGCAAAAACGGCATCGTTTACTAGTAACAATACGCTCATTATATTAGTATAATAATATATTATAATTTACAAATATTTTATCAATTGAACCGATTATCAATCAATCAAACTCATAATTATCCGATTCTTTTAGTAGCAACGATATTTTATCGGTGACCCGTTTATTATTATTCTGAGTCTTAATAAAATCCGCGCAACACGATACAATAAAACACCGTAATTTAGCACGAGAAATCGCCGTATACAAAGCAGTTTTATCCCAAATAGATTGATTTTTATCGATGAATATGACAACGTTGTCGTATTGACTTCCTTGTGATTTATGGACAGTCAAGCAATATGCCAACACGAAATTCTCGTATAATTCATAAATACTTATTTTCTCTGGTTTATCACCGACACTAGTATATTGAATCGTGACAATTTCTTTACCCGTGTCATATTCTGTAATATGCGCTTGTTCGCCATTCGCCCGCATAATTTTCCCCGTATAATCATTTTCAATCCGAAGAATACGATCACCTACAATAAATTTACATTTGTTCTCGAATTTATCGCCGGATGGAATATATTTATCCACTGTCAAGTCTATAGGATTGAATATGGATTGGATAATGTTATTTAGACAAGGAGTATTAAATGCAAACTTGTCACTTTTAAAATAAGAGAGAAAGATGGAATTGGATGTGGTCAAATTATTTGTGTAAATAAGTTTAACAATCGAATCGGACATAATTTCCCCTATACCCACCTCCACTCTTGCCCCCATATTAACAAACTCCCTAATATTAAGTAATTGGATACTAGTGTCGGTAAAATCGTCGGGAGTAATTAATCCGTAATTCATTTCTTTAATACAATTGATTAATGCGCCGGCGGATTGACGTTTAATAGTTGTCAATTTAGTTACGTTAAATATTCCGGACAAAATAATATCTCGAAGAACTGCTCCGGGGCCAATAGATTGAAGTTGATTATTATCACCAACTAACAATAATCGGCATCCGAAAAATTTACACATATTCAAAATATCGCGGAATAAGAATATATCAACCATTGAGAATTCATCAATTACTAATAATTTTATATGTTGATTATTCTTGCAAATGCCTATACTACCATCACTATTATCTTGTGGTTGCATACATTTACATTTCCCGTGCTTCTTTAAATTAAAGAAGCAACTCTTAATTTTGGGAAATATATTATATACGATTCGATGACACGTCCCTGAAATTTCATCATTGTACGCATCACCTTTTTGATTTCGTGCAATATTTAAAAAGGCCAGCCCGGTAGGAGCTAAAATCGAGATATTTTTTGAATTTACATAACCCCTCTTCTTCTCATAATCTCTGTAATCATAATCACTGTAATCATAATCACTGTATTCGGGTTCACTGTAATCAGATCCTCTGTAATCAGTGGGTTCACTACAATAATCCAAATCATACTCATCTAATTCATCGCAATCATCGCCTTCATCTAGGGGAGTCAATCTACTATCGATAGTAGCAATAGCAGTAGTAGCAGTAGTAGTAGTAGCAGTAGTAGCGCACAATTTACTATTTACAAACAGAATGCATTTAACAATCTCCGATTTACCTGTTCCTGGGAATCCAGTAATAACATTCATTTTATTCAACATGGTATCAATTACCGCACTTTTTTGTTCGGGTTCTAAATGATATATTCCATCGGCTTTCGCCGCTCTCTGATATTCTTCAAATCGAAGAATTTGATACTCAATATCATCAATAGATAATTCCACCGTTTTATCATAAAATAACGACATTATTAAATCCGTCATTGTTTTCTCCAACTCAATCAGGTATGGTGTTGTAATATAGTCTATCGATTTAATTCTTTTATTGATAATAGTTTTCTCAACAACTTTGGTAAAATCATTACTATTGCCAGCACAATGATCAGCACAATATTTCTTGAACATATATTTAAAATACGACGATTCAATATAAAATGAATTTTTTATTCTAATTAAATCATATGGGAATTTCTCACATTTAACGTCAAACGGAATATACAAATCAAATTCGCCGCATATTTTTTCGGCACGGTCAAATGTAATTAATTGATAATCTTCTCGAATAAAATCATACGGATTGACACATATATTATGTAATTGTAACGATTTGTCGCGAGAATATTTCAATGCCTCTTCCATTTTATTTAAAATTGCGGCAGTCAAACCACATCGTTTAATAATGCGCATATCTTTATCAATTTCTCCTATTTTCAAATAATCAAAAGCACCAGCACCAGCACCAGCACCAGCACCAGCACCAGCACCAGCACCAGCACCAGCACCAGAAGATTTAATTAGTCGTTTAATGGTTTTATTGTACCGTTCCATAAATCTCAAATAACTGAAAATAAGGTACTGTTGTTTTTTGGGGATTGTAACAAGTTTATTATCGTTATGTAGAATACTTAATTTAATGTACGCACTCGATTCCTTGACGCTCGTACCATTAACGTTAAGTCCTTTTAGTTTATAATTAGGTAGACATATCTCACCAATTTCATAATATTGTCCTGCATATGTTATAAGATCGCCGACACTGTGTTTTGTTTTCACTGAGCTTGTTTTAACGGGGGCAATTACATTATCTTCAACATGCCGAAATTTCCCGAATAAATCCAGTTGTTTCATTTTTTTCATTATTGTTTGCACAAAAAAAACAATAAATATATAAATCAATTTTATTACAATAACATGCATATAATTCTTTGAATCAATTCAGTACTAATTCCAATATAAAATATTCTTTTCCTTCCTCCCACTTTTCGTACAATAACAACGTTTTATGAGCCGTCAATGATTCCCGTGTCCATTTAAATCCATACGACTCGTAAAAAGTCACCGCACTTTCAACTGAACTGAGCACGATTTTAATTTTGAATGCCGAATCGCAATGTTTATTTTTTATATGTTGAATAAAGTCATCGAGAAGTTTGGACGCATATCCAAACTTTTTGAATTTCGGTTTTGTGCAAATCATTAGTATATAATATATAAGTTCATTCGTCGCTTTATTATAATGTGGATGATAAATAAGAATAGATGGACAATTTTCGATTGAGAACTCCATATCGATACACCGAAATGCGATTTTATTTGTATCGTCTTCTAATAATCGTTGAATATAGATTGGACAAATGACTTGGTGTGTGTAATTACAACATAAATTGTAAATATCTTCATACAAATTTGCTATTTGAGGCAAAATATCTTCAATTTTACCATTATCGATTATACTATTGAAGATATCTTTTGAATAGAAATTCATGACGATTATGTATGTGTAATCAAAATAAGATTTTATTTTTATACTTCAATTTTATTAGAATTTTCTGTATCTTCGTAATCCACCGAATTGCCATAAATTTCTTTATCGTCACATTCTATAATAAAATTTATGACATCTATTCATTCTATTTAGTAAATATTATTTACTAAATATATTATATTTATTTATAATATGCCCAAACCATCAAAACAGGTAACTTTTGGTGACACTAATACCGAACAGACGTATGATAAAAACAGACCATCTACAATTGACCCTAACATTCTTGAAATAAATCCACATATTCAGCCCGAACCACCTGATCGTACATGGTTAGAATATATTTATAACTATTATCTCAACTTATTCCCAGACAGTACCGGCATAAATCATCATTCAGAGGAAGCGATTAGACGGAGCGAAGCTGCACGAAGGCGTCGACACGAGCCAAACTACCATGATGAACAAAAAGAAAAGAAAGAAAAACGGTATGCTTATCATAAGAACCAAATACGAGATACCATTGTTAAGATTAATCCTCTACAAATCGACACTAGAGAATTGGACCCATCTTTAATTAAATTACAATCGAAAAACCGAATTAATAAAACGGGACGACGTACACATTTAGATAATTTGAAAGACCCCACTCAGAATGAGTTGCGCAACATTAAATATATGAATGATGATTATAATGATCAATGTGCGCAACACGATCAACACGATCAACGCGATAAAGTAGACGGATGTTCTGTTATGGGCGGCGGTAAAAAAACTAAAAGAAGAAAATCCAAAAAAACTAAAAGAAGAAAATCCAAAAAAACTAAAAGAAGATAATATGGATTACTTTTTCTCTCTACGATTTGATTCCTAAAGATAAATAGAAGAAGAAATATTGGAAATTACAAGAGAATTGTCAATATTTATATAGACTTGTTATTTTATATCCGCCTAAAAAATGCTCTGCAAGCATTCGGCAGAAAAAAAAGAAAATCTAGGAAATTTAGGAAATCTAGGCAAAGCCGAAAAGTGATTTTGGACTTCTCTAATTCCGTTTTTCGGGATTTATTTTGTGATACAATATTATAAATGGTTAAAAAAAGTAAAAAACATAATAAAAGAAATAAAACTTTGAAAAAAGATGGAAATCTTTGTACTAATTTTTGTAAAAATAAATATAGTCCTGAAATTGTCAAACAATTTAATAAAATAGCAAAAAAAAAAAATTATCCCCTTCTCACAACAACAAAAAAAGATATGAGCCAGAGAATTGCATTTTGTAAACAAAATTTTTGTAACGAAGGATGTAAAGGATATGATTTTAGTAAAGAAGAGGAGGCCAAGTTTAAAAAAAATATAAATGGTAATTTTACAAAAAGTGTTAAGCCAAAACTTATCCAAAAATTAAAATCGGTGGGCGCTATATCTTATTGTGATTATAATGGTTACAATCCATTATAAACATCAATCCATTCTTCTTATGGTGTAAATAATCGGCGTTTGAAATGTTAGAATTATATACTTATGTATTACTTTATGGAAGTAAATGGGCGCTTCGCGCCGCGAGCCGCAGGCGAGCATTGTATAAGGCGTAAAAATAACAGCCCGTATTTGCAGTCAAATATTACAATACTTATAATGAACTGGGTAATTGAATTACTTTTTCTCTCTACGATTTGATTCATAAAGATAAACCAATAAAGAAATATTGGAAATTACAAGAGAATTGTCAATATTTATATAGACCTGTTATTTTATATCCGCCCTTTTGGATAGCGGCAGGAAGGCGTCCTGCGGACGCGGACCCGTGCCGAAGGCACGGCTTAATAGCGACCTCATAATTGCAGTCAAATATTTATATAAATTTGTAATTGGTTATATAAATATTAGTAAATCTCTTGTAATTTCAAATATTTCTTTATTGGTTTAACTTTATAAACTAAATCGTAGAGAGAAAAGAAGAATATGTTAGTGGCTATATACAAAATAGTTATATAATAATGACAACTAATATGGTGTCATTATTTATTGCAATGTAATGGAAATTCTGTTTATATCCACTTTTTTGGATAACTGACATGACTATCGTGATGCTTTATTTTTAAGAGAACCTCGTGTTTTCTTATTATTTCGTGTAGTTTTTCTTTTTCCGCCTTTTTGTTTGTATGTTTTTTCTAAACTCTCGTTAATACTATATATTAACAAATCATACATAGTTGAAACAAATCTGGCTGCATCCATATCCATGTTTTTATATACCAAATCTGCGTGTTCAAATTCAGGGAGTATTTTATTATCACTTAACTGTTGTTTTATATCTTCTGGAAATATTATAGGATCCATAGTAATCGGCCGGAAATCATATGCTTGTAATGCGCATGCCAACTCGTGTATAACGAGTTCAAAATATTCATCTTCGTATTCATCATGTATTTTATCTATAAACTGTTTAAGCACCGCATAGTATTGTGGTTTATCAGTATCAAGATAAAACGTTAAAAGTTTTTTTAATTTTTGTTTTAATCTAGCATTCAATGCATCCATATTTTTACACCTTTTCTCATTTCAAACGCCCATTTTACAGGACAAAAAAACAAGAAAAAGCATAAAATCAATAGTAGGAATTTCACCTACGATGGTCTTACTTTTTCCTCTTCTGTTTTTATACTTGAAGAGGTGAAAGACGGAATTTGCAAAGCCGAAGGCGAGCCTGTGGAAAAACATAAAGGTCGTTCTTGTTTCTCTATCCAACAACTCGTTAATTTCATTATGTTTATTGAGGAATTTGCATCTCGTGTTCTAAATACGATTTTTTTGTTTTCGCAACTCACGCAGTTAGAA